TAAGTAACTAAATCAAATATAGCAAGTTTTAAATCTCTTGGGCACTCTGAGTACCCCGCATTATATGTAATTCTTACTGCTCCAACACCTTTAGCCCAGTTCTTCGGATTTCCGTTGTCACTAGTTCTAATAACTGCATCTGCATCTGTATCAACATAATACTCATAATTGCCTGTGGTTAAAGTGGTATAGGCTCCACTATATGTTGTGCGTTCTTCAACTAAATCTACGACTGTTATAGGACTCTCACTTAAGATTAAAGTATGGGTATACCTATCTTCTATAGTAAAGCTCTCTACTTTGTTCGTTGATATATAGTCTACAAACGATGTTCCGCAATATTTTTTAACAAGATCGGATATTTGAGGAACTAAGACATTCAGACGGTCGTCGTCTTTCTCGCCTCTTATTCCTTCAGCGTCTTTGTATTCATTAGTAGTAATTAAATCTGCCATAATATTATTAAAAAATATTGCGGTGGGGTTTAACCCCCACCACAAAAAGTTTAGCTATTAACTAGCTTTGAACTTATAAGCCCACTTAGAAGTAGCACCATCGATTAGATCGGTGAAACCAATTCTTTGTGAAGCAACAAGAACTCGTCTTTGGTTAGCAACTTCATAGTCTGACTCAATTGTCACACCACGTAGTCTAGGCATTACGTAGTTTCTTGCATATACTGCAATCGCTCCGTACCCATTAGCTGCTTGAGCAGGGAATTCGTCACAGAGTAAAACTCTTGAGCCAAATACCTGACCAATCTCACCAGTGAGTTTAGTAGCCATATCACCAACTAGATTAGCATCTTGGAATTCTGCATCTTCTAGTAATTGGAAGTAAGCGCTTTGTGAAACAATATAAGTTACGTCGTTAGGATTAACACCGTATTTGCCCATATTCTTTCTCATGCTTAGCAATTCTGCAGCAGTCAGAGTGTCAGTTGCAACAGCTGTTGCTGACTGAGTTTCATCACTATCTGCTGATGCCATTTTGATAAGACCATCAAAAGTTCCTGATGTATAAACACCAGTAGCATGGTTACCTAATAGTAACGCATTCTCAATACCTTTTGCGTGTGATCTAACAATTGATTCCCTGATTAAAGGAAGAATTGGCATGATTGCATCTTCTTCAGTCTCATTACCTAAGTATGATTGTGAAATAAGTTTGTGAGTTGATAGAGTTTTCTCTGTCAAATCAATACCACCGAAAGGTGCACCATAAGTGTCGCCTGTCTGTGCTAAGTTACCATGTGGAGATGATCCACTGGCTGTTTGTGCTGAAGCAAATTCAGCATATCCGGAATCCGGAAGGATAGGGATAATCATGTTAGCGGAATTCATTTGAATTTCTCTAAACAACGGCGCTAATACTAGCGAGTTTTGAATATCTCTTTCAACGTTAGTTGATACCACTTGCTCGAAGTCTGCACTAGAAACGCCAACACCTGAGTGTGCGTTAATTTTTTCCATTACGCTTTTAGCGTAAGGAGTGTCGAGTCCTCGGCCAGTTGCAAGACCTAAGATCTTTGCATCTACTATGTCGCCTTCGAAGGCTTCTTTCCAGTTTGAGTTACCTCTATCTTGGAAAATTCTTTTTGATTCGCGCATAGCTTGAATCTCTTCAGATTTTTCTGATAGTTCGGATTGTAGTTCCTTGACAACTGACTCTAAGTCTCCTTGTCTTTGTTCTACTTTCTTGGCAACATCATTAATGAGCTTCTCAGCTCCAGAGATTGATGATTTAACAACAACCTTTTGTTTTTCCTGTTCAGCTTCTATTACAGCTTTCTCTGCAACGTCTGCATCAGCTTGCGCTTTTGCTTCGATTTCATCGTTAGCTTTCTGCTCGGCTTGTTTCATTGCAATGCTAGTAGCAGTTTGATCTGCAACTTGCTTAGCGAATGCTTCAAGGTCGAACTCAGGGCTTACTACAGGAGTTTTCTTTTCTTCTGACATTTTCGTCTCCGTTTTGTCGGCTTTTGCCTTACTTGACTGCTCAATCTTTGCGTTAGCGTCGATTGAGGAAGTCTCTTTAATAAAGTCTTTTTTGAACGAGTTGTACTCTTCCATACTATCAAATGATTTTGCTAGAGAGAAGACTGCGTTTTGGTTACAAGGAACCGAAACTACAGACACTTCAAACAGTTCTGCGTCCTTTATCGTATATCCATCGGTTTCAGTTACATATTCAGCGTCCTTGACTTTGAAACCAACAGAAAAAGCTCCAAGTACGCCATCTTTAATAAGATCTTTTATTTCGCCAGCTGATTTCGAGATACGAGCTGTAAGCTCTAATCCGTTCTCGCTGACTCCAATTTCTTTAGCTCGACCAATAGGTCGATCATAGTTATGATTAAACAAAATTACTGGATTGTTTTTAAAGTTCTCCAATCCACCTTTTGTCCAAGCACCACTTTCAATAACATCACCAGCACGGTCTAAAGAGTTCGTACTAGCTGATCCTTTGATATCTAGTCCGCCATCTTCATCTTCTGATAACATCTTGAAAGAATTAGTCCAATGAAAAATTTTCTCCATAGTTAATCCTCCTTCTTAACCTTTGCCTTTTTAGGCGCAGGTGCTGGAGTTTCCACTACAGTAACTTTTATTGGAAATCTGTATTTCGCAGCTGATAATACTCTATTCCATGAGCCATACTTCCTTCTTAGAAGGTAGTCTCTCACAGGAGCTTTCTCGTCCGCTTTATATTCTGGTAGGCTAATAGTATCTACATTTTTTGCTTGCATATACTCGCTTAAAGCCTTTAGCATCATATTTTTTGTCATAATTATTCCTCTGCGGGTGGGGTTTCTTCTGGTCTGCCACCTTGCTCTGGATTTGCGGCTGAACCTGCAATATTTGCAGGAACTCGCGGTTGATCAAATCCGTCAATCTTCTCAAGTCTCAACGCCTCCCTTGCTTCATTCGGTGTTAATATTCCCGTGTTTACAAGTGTAGCGTAGTAAGCTGCCTGGTCTTTCAACTCAGGCTGAAGTGCTGGCGTATCGCTAACATCTTCGTTAAGTTTAAAACCGAAGAACCTCTCGAAAGCATATCCCATCTTTCTAATGATAGGTAATATGGTTTCTAAATAATACAGACGGTGATTAGGTCTAATGTTTGCATTATTCCCTCCGTCCAATAAAATCGGTGGAATACCCATCGCTTCTAAAATTATCTTTTCATTCGACGTTATTGCCGCTTGAAAGTCCAAATCTTTGAAGTTAACTTCCGTTAGGTTTTCCACTTCCAATCCACCATCTAGGAACAACGGTCTACGTCCTCCTGATTGTGGGTTATATCTAGCAACCCAAGCCTGTAACATTCTTTCTTTGATTTTCTCAGAAAGCGTGTTGGGTGACTTAAGTACTAAACCTGGTACTGCTCCGTTCTTGAAAAAGTTATCTTGGAATCTTCTCATACTTCCAAGTAACTGCATGGTTCTCCATGCTGGCTTCAATCTAGGAACTCCTCTATAAATAGAGTTAAAACTGTTCTCTTTAATGTGAATGATTTCACTAGGACTATACTCAATACCGGAGTCATAAACATATTTGTCTACGTAGGTACTCTCATTAGTCTCTATTGTTACGTGTTCTGCTGGCAAATGATAGAGATGTGCTCCATCATAATATACAAAGATATTGCCGTCTATAAGTAGGTCAACGATTAGATTTCTTTTAAAAGCACTAATATCCTGAAAAGGATTTGGTTCTACATTAAGTAGTATTTGTAACTTACTTCGTCTGACATTCTTTACTACGCCATTAACACCTAAAATCTTTTCGCCTACATCGAATGGTATATCCGCAGCGTCGTCCACTATCATGTTGACTGCTCGGTTTACCACTTCTAATTGCTCGTAAGCATTTCTGTAGTTAGTTGTTACTTCACGACTAGAAAGAGAACCGCCTTCATCATTGGCGATATGAGACTGAGAAGGATTTAACTTCTCGTAGTCCTCGCTAAAGGTTGTTCTTCCTATAATCCTGTCATACCATGCCATATTTGTCTCTCTGTATACTCACCCATCTTTCTTGTTTTAGTGCTGTTACTACTCTTGGGCGTTTGCCGTAGATGGAGTGTAGTTTCATATGATGCTCGTGACATAATGTAACAGCTGCGTCGTAAATTTCTTTAGTGTGTTCGGCTATAAACTGTTCACGGAGATTCAATATATCTTCTTCGCCAGTTATTTTAATCTTATTCTTTCTCAACCAAATTTCTAACAACTCTGTTAGACCATGAAAATGATGAAAGTCTAGATTCTGCGTAGATTTACAGATATAACATTCCGTTCCTTTGTCGTACTTAGACTTAGCCTTGTCCCGAACATATTTAACTAGATCTCGTTTTAGTTCCATAACTTATTCCATTCCTTAAATTATACTATCATTTGGGGGTGTTGTCAAGAACTATTTTTGTGCGGTGGTCATTAGAAGCTAGTGACACTTGTCTCGAACGAGTACATCGCATAGCGTAGTGCATCTGCCATATGAGAAGCATAGTTGTGTTTTGGTTTCTCTTTTAGTAAATTAGGATTGGGATCCCATTGGTACTGATCAAGGGAGCTTAGACTTTCGTGACATCTTTGGTCAACTATTAGTGCATCATTATCACAGATCGCTGCTACATGACCGATTCCATCAAGTACAGATTTCTTTGCGTTAATAGTAGTAATGTCATAGTTTTGTGCAAAGTCAAACCTTGTTTGCTGTGCCGCCGAATCAATATAGATATAGTCTATATCATACTTATGAATTAGTTTCTGTATTTCAATTGCGTGTTGTTCTGTGGTTCTTTCTGAGTTTAAATATTCATCTAATAGATAGTATTTTCTAGCGTCCCAGTCATACGCAATTACACAGAAAGCTGTAGGGTCTTTGAAACCTACGTCCATTCCTGCGAATATGTCCATACCCGTTAGGTCTAGCTCTGCTAAGTCCTGTTGGCACTTCTCCATATTGAACCCCCATACCTGGCCTTCAAACACATTGAAGTCTGCCATATACTCTTGGTTGAATTCGCTTTCTGACATAGTTTTTCGTGCTTCAATAATGTCTTGGTCTGAAATACGTGGGTTTTCGTGGTAAGTGGCTTTGACACTTGCCCACTCTGGAAAGTCTCCTGAAAATCCTCTGTACCAAAACTCTGCAAACCAGTTGTTCCTACCACGTGGAGTAGAGATGAATATGGCTTTTGAGTTTTCTTTGTCTAGTGTAGGTCGTAGTGCGACGTTAAAAGCGTCCCTTCCATCCACGAGGGCAGCTTCGTCGAAGATGATAAGGTCATAGGACCTACCAACGACTGAATCCACTTGATTAACCGATCCCATACGGATCGTAGAATTGTTCGAGAGTTCGATAACTTTATCTTTTGCATTGTCTTTAATTACCTCTAAGTCAAAATGTTTAATTAGTGTTCTCTGAAGGTCGAATGATATCTGTGATAGCGAGTAGTTAGGCGACATTAACAAAACGTTAGCGCCTGGTACTAAACATATTAGCTGAGCGATTACGTTCGCTATATATGTTTTCCCTTGCCTACGTGATACTGCTGCAGTAACAAAACGATACTTCGGGTTATTGATTGAATTGATAATAGCTTTTTGGGTACTATTAGGTTCTATTCCTAATAAGTCCATATAACCATCTATTGGGAGTTTGATGAATCTGCGTTCATCGAAAGACATGAGTTCGTCTGATACGACGTCTTTCCTACTTATTTCTAGCATTAGTGTATTGTTTCTTCTGTGAATAAGGACTCTACGTCGTCTAATAGACCTTTGTCCTCTACTATATTATAGAGGTACATGAAAGCAAGGGCTACATTCTTCATGTCGAACTCTTTACGAGTTAGT